CCGCACCGTTAGTTATGCTGATACCTGCTCCCTGTGTAAGAGTTGCTGCTACTGGGTCAGCACCTGTCGATCCTATTGCAAGCTGTCCGTTAGTAAGCGCTACGCTTGTAATGCCGTTAGATGCAGCACCTACAAGAACGCTATGGTTAGTTACCGTGACTCCCGTCCAAGTGCCTGCGCCGTCGTAACGGGCTAAGCCTGTGCTATTTGCATTTATACTGTTTGCAGTAACCATAATTTATTTTAACCTCTTCTTTCTGCCTGTTTTGTCTCTTATTTTATGTAATGTTGAATGACAAGATTGACATAGTACTTGCCCATTAGTTTCATCAAATCTAAGATCAGGAAATTCATAAAAACATTTTATGTGATGCACATGAAGCCTTTTATCATTTCCGCATTTTTCACATTTTCCTTTTGCTCTTTCTAAAACTTTCTCTCGCCACATTTTATAATATATTGAGCATCTATCTTGATCTTTGTGACGGCTATCATTTTTTTTCCAATGATGCCTCCCTTCATTTACTGCCTTTCTTTGCCCTGACGAGATCGCTAATCTCCATTCTAAAGAATGTTTTTTCCCTCTTTGAGCCCTTGATTGGTTTAGTTTTTGTATAGGGTCTTGATTCCTATCCAAAAGTTTATTGTTTTCATAACAGTGTCTGCAAGTAACTGTTCTACCATCAGGCTGTCTTTTATCTTTCTTAAACGCTGTTTCTTTTTTTTCTAAACCACATCTTCTACATTTTTTCATGCTACACCTAACTTTTATACAAAGTTTACTGTAGCACTTAAATCTATACCATTGTTAAATTGCCTAAGCTTCCTGGACCTACTTGCCACAGAAGATTTGCTGTTCTACATATAATTCTTATCGCATCGCCCTGTTGAGTGCTTGATAAAGAGCCCCCAACGCCTGCAGTTGTAGAGGTGTTGGCGAGCGTAATCTGTTGACCCGCAGCTTGTGTCACAGTAAAGCTCGTAGAGCCACAAAGAAGCACCTCTATAGTATCGCCTACTGCACTTGTAGCGGGAAGTGCAAGGCTTAAAGCTCCTCCAGAAGAACAAAAATACCCACTGTTTACTACAAGAGTTTGAGAAGCGGAAATATTTGACCAAGAAACACTGGATGGCCCTGTTATAGTAAGGGTATTACCAGACGCTGATGTAGTTATTCCCCCAGAGCCTACAACATTCAATGTTCCACTAGATGGACTAGCCGTTCCTACATCTGCATCTACAACAAGCGTATCTACAATTCCTGAGCCACTAATTGTGATGTTAGGATTAGAGTAGCCTATAGAAATGCCACCAGAGCCTACTAAGTGACCCACGGCGATTTGTTGTGCTGGCGCGACTCCACCTGTACCAATAGCTAAATCACCGGCAGCGGTAAATTCGCCAGCATGGCTAAATTGCGTTCCAGTTGGGTCACTAAAATTTTGATTTCCGCACCAAAGAACTTGGTTATCAAAGCCAGGCAATTAATGCCACCATTTAAAGAAGTTTTACTATGTTTAGGTAAGTGTAAAGTCCAAAACTGTCATTAAGAATATTTACAGTTTTAGTTCCGTTATACACGCCAATATTAATATAAATTGTATTAGTTGAAGAGTAACTATTTACTCCACATATAGGCAGCGTTACTAAGCCTGCTTCTGACATGGCATATGGATTGTAAACTTGCCTTGTAAAGGTTCCCGCATTAGAAACAACATTCATTTCACAAGCAGTATGTGATGCGCCAAGCCCTGATAAAGTAACCTGACCTGTGATTAAATAAATCCCGTTTGATGGGCATGTAAAAACACCTGTTCCAGTATTAAAATTAGAACCTTGTTGAAATACTTGGCTATTAAATACTACTGTAACTACAGTTCCATCGCCTGTAGCATTGCTCATGGCAGAAGAAACAAACCAACTACCAGCAGTTTGACTTGTGTTGCTATATACTCCGCCAGAACTTATTTGCGGGCCAGCATAATTTACAAGACTTGTACCATTGTATGTAACCACACCATTGCTTTGAGTAAAGCTTGTGGCATTTGTGCCTCCGTTAGCTATAGGAATTGTCGTAACTCCTGAAAAAGAGTTTGTCCCATCGAACTTAACAAATCCTGCGGCTGTGATATCAAGGGCGTTGGCTGGGGTTCCCATAAAAGCTCCTAAGCTAGAACCCAGGTACCTTCTGTAGAAATAGAGTACCAGGATGTGTTTGCAGATCTATAAACTAAATAAACTGAATTTCCTGATGCAGAACTTGTAGCTGTTCCGCCTGCAGAAGAGGCTGTGCTACCCATTCGGATAACATCTGTTCCTGAAGCATCGATTATTACATTACTCGATGTAGCAGTTTCGATAATAACAACTTGGCCTTGAGTTGCTCCTGTGGGCAAAGTAGCTGTAAGAGCTGCAGTGCAAAAATATCCATTATTAACAGATGCGGTGAAATCTGTACTTTTATCAGTAAAAGTGAAATTTGTTGCACTTCCCCCACTGGTTGATCCAATGCTTCCAGCTTGTGACATTATAAATCCTTAAACTGTAAATCCAAAAACAATACATCTACCTGTACACACATCAGCAGTCACTCCTGAGGTGATATTTAACACTAATGCTGTCGAAGGCTGCAATAATGGATATCCGGCGGCTGCCCCAGGTTCATCAATTAAAAAACTGGAAAATTGATTCACGTCATCAAAACCAAATGCCACACTTTGCACATAGTCATCGTAAGCTGCTGCTGTAAACCCTATGTTAAAAGTTCCATCACCAGAAAAGTTTGTTACAGCATCTGTAACAAAGGTATAGGCATAGGGAACGAACTCACTTGAACCATTAGTGAGCAATGTAGTGTTTCCTGTAGCTGTGAAATTGATAGTAGGTGAAACAAACTTCACCATTTGCTGACTACTACTCCCTACAATTGCTCCAGCTTGTGACATGATTTACACCGCATAGTAGGTTGATAAATAAACGGTTCCAGTGCCTGCTGCACCTTTTACCGATATTTGAACTCCTGCAGCCAAGCAAAATTCACTATCTGCAACTCTATCCGAAGTAACGTCAATTAATAAAAAAGATCCAGTAGGAATATACTCATGATCAGTGGTTCCCCCATCATATGATACAGTCACATCTACACTTGTGTTATTTGTGATCTTGAATATCCGAATAGGGTGCGCCATAACCGCGCCAAGAGTCTGATATGACCCTGTGAATGTAGAGGCTGCCCGTGACCGGAGAGCCTCGAAAGCTAGTTTACTTTGTACAGCGGGCATATAACCTCTTAGTTAACAATAAACCATGCAACAGTTGATGTATCAGTAGCATCTGCTGATGTGATAACAAAACTTGTTGATGCAGTTTTTGCAGTAACTGCCATGGCTTTAGCAACCGCAACAGTTCCTAAGGCCTGACATTGTAGAAAAATCATCGAGTTTGCTGTCACGGCAGTTGTAGCAACTGTAGCAGTTCCACCCACTAAAGCAACTGTACCAAAAGAGTTTGCTCCTGCTGTAGTTGTTGAACCTACGCTTGTTGAGCTAATCTTATTTCCAGCAGTTCCTAGAACAATGTTACCGTTAGTGGCTGTGATATTGCCCAACGTTGCGGTAAGAGCGGTGGTAGTAGTCAAAGAGCCAGGTGCAGTTATTGCAGCAGGTAGGCTGAAGGTAGTTGTACCAGCGGTTTCAGCTTTAGATATTTGGTTCGCAGTGCCCGCAAGAACATAGTTGCCAGCTACTGGAGCGTTGCTGTTAATTGTGTTAATGTCGGCTGAGCTACCACCAACGACTGCCCATGTCGTACCACCTGCAAGACCTGTGCTTGCTACACATATGTATACACTAGATGCTGTCTTATTGACGTAAATATCGCCAATATTAGCATCACGCATGTTTGTAGAAGGTGCTCCAGCTTGTACAGTGACGTTTGACGGATTAGCGACTTGTGCTCCGCCAAAAAATGGAACTACCTTATTACCGCCTATACCACTATTAAAAGGCATATTTTTCTTGCTCCTAGATTAGGATTTGATTTAGTTAACACTATCGTATTATAAATGAGGAGAAACTGCAAAAAGAAAGATTGTATCTTGTGGTAAATTGTGGTTAATGTTAAGCTTGGGGAAATAGGAAATTAATAAATGTCTATTATTTGGTTTTTGATTGCTTGCTGGGTTTTTCTTTCTGCTCAGGACGGATAGTTTCTATATCGAAATCTTTAGTTTCTTTATAAAAATCTGGTGCTTCTTCTTTAAGAGCTTCTCTAAGTTCTTGAAAAGACTTTTGTGCCAGAATTATATTATTATTGTTTAAAGCATGAACAGTTTTTACACCCAAACTTTGATATCTTGGATTCATTAACATAGCGGTTGCGACTTGTTGAGCTCCCACAAACTTGAGCACTCCTTTTAACATCCTATAATCTCCACTAAGAACACCCCAAATTGCTGCAGCACCTTTAACAATTGGTAAAACATTAGGTTGAGCAGGTGGTCTTAACATACGAGCAGTTCTATAGCGATTAGAAGCCAACTCATTAACTAATCTGAATTCCTCACCCAATTCTGGTGATATATGTTCTAAAGCTCTTCTTGTAACTTCTTGAAATCTTCCAATTATTCTATGGTTGTTTACTTCATGATTTACATGCTGATAAAACTGTATAAAATCTTCACCTAAACCCGGACTATTTACTAAGTCTCTAAGGGAAGGTCGAATTTGTCTCCTAACAGATTCAGGCAAATTATGAAGCTCTTGCGCATAGTCCGTAAAAACCTGTCTCACATTATTTCTAGGTAAAGGTTGGGTAGCTCCAGGAGAATTTCTCAAAGAATCATATATTTGTCCTAATGCTTCACGGCTATCTTCTAATGCTTCTTGAGTTCGCTCACCTTTATTTGCAATTCTAGCAAGTGATCTTCTCCACCAATTTTGCTCTTTAACTGCCGGCACTAATTGTTGTTCTGTCATTCCCCTTGCACGACCAAAATTTATTAATTCTTGTTCTCGAGGAGTTGATCCGACCAATCTTCTATTTAAGTTAGGAGCGGCAAATGCTAAAATTTCGGCAATTGTTTGAGCTCCAGGGCCAAATCCTGCTTCTTCAGTTGCCTGTCCTAATCCTGCGGCTGCTAAAGTTCTTATGCCTTTGCCAACTATTCCTCCTGGGCCTAATAAAGCATTCGGTGCTATTCGTGTAGTTCTCTCAACTATCCTTTCTGGCAAACCTTCCTTAATGGGCAATTTATTTTCTAACTCTTGATCTAATTGCCCTTTTTCAAACTCATCCATAGGTTGAGGGGTTTGCTTCTCATCAGCAGTCAATGAGTCAAAACCGTATATTTTACCTATTTCCTTATCACCTTCTTCAAAAGCAGATGGCTTCATAGATTCTGCAATAAGATCACGAGTATCTGCTCCAAATCTTATTAATCCCCTACCAGCAGCATTTACAAGAGATTTGAATCTAGAGATATCTTGATATGTTGGAGCATCCATAGAGGCTCTAGCGAAATCCATTTCTTCACTTGTTGGTGAATAGGTCGATTCCTGTTTATGTGAAACAGATCTAGAGGTAATAGGCCTGCTTTCTCGAGCAAAATCTAATTCGGATTCGGTAGGTGAATATTTACTCATTCTATGAACTCATTAACTTGTGCATTATTATAAATCTTATATCCCTGCATTTTTGCTCTTTCTATGGTCTTTTTCTCCCTTTCTTCCATAGAGAGTTTTGGATCAGTTTTTCTATAAAGCACTTGGTACATCTGTCTTGTCAAAGGCGTTCCCTGAGGAACTTTCTGATTGGCAACTTTACTTAATCCTCTGTCACCTTTTTCTTTTTCCCAATAAACTCGTGTTCTATAAGATAATCTATCCAATATCTCTTTTGATCTTGGTTGTAAAGCCTTTTCCACTCTAGAATCAATATCTTTACCAACATATCCAAGAGTAGCTCTATCTTGCTCTTCTAAGGCATTAGATATATCTAATTTAGCTTTAGCTAAATCATATGATGCCTGAACACCTTCCATAACAGTTTCATTTGCTTCTTGAGACTGACCAGCTCTCGGAAAAGCTGTAGACATAACCTGTTCTAACCATCTATTTTGAGCTCTAGCACTCACTTGAGAAAGATTTCCTACTAAGAATTCTTTTGCAGCTAAGTTTAATCCTGCACCTGCAGCAGATTCAAAGGCAGGAATCCCAGTAATTCTAGCTAAGTTTGATCCAGAAAATACTCCGACATCCCCTGATGATAAGGCTTGTCTAGCTAATTGTAATGCCTGTTCTTTAACTGGAAGAGATTCTCTTAATCCCTGAAGATTCTTTCTAAAACCTTCGGTTTCTTTTGATGCATAATCTCTTTCACTCGCAAAGATATCTCTTTGTAACTTCTCATTAGCACGCAAGCTCTTCCTAATCTGATTAGCCTTATTCTGATAAAAATTCAACGCATCTTTATCATGAATCGCTGCCGCTTCTTGTGCTGCCTGTTCATATGCAGCTATTTCTTTCTCAGGAGCAATCTGTCTTTGTTGTAGCATAGGAGTAGCTTGTGGTGCACCCATAGGCACATTACCACCTTGAGGTATTACTTGCGGCTGGTTAAGCGCTGTAGCATTTCTTGCTGCCATAGCTGGAGCGTTAGGAGTAAACCCTGGCTGAGTCAGTGTTCCTTGAGGCTCAGCACCTGGTTGTACTTGGTTCACAGGTTCATTAGGTCTAATTGTAGGCGTACGACCAGACATGTCAGGAACCCAACTTCTATCTCGCTGTTCTGGATTTGACATGCCAAGATTTCGGCTCAGGTTTTCTTGGATTTGCTGAAGTGCACTCTGATTTGCAGTTTGCTTCAGTATATCCGATCCAAGTTTCTCGTGGCCAAGTGAGGCCAATAACATTGCTTTTTGAATAGGCGTAGCTCTAGGATCATCTAATAATTTTTGAACTCTAGCAATTTGAACTTGTTTGCTAATTTCTTGAACTCCAGACAATATACCCTGTTGAATAGGATTAACTTTTGGTTGGAGATATTCATTTCCCCCGACATATTTTGCCATATTACCTTCACATTTGATTTGTTGATCCAATTTGAGTAGTAGCAGTTTCAGAAGGACTAAATTGCCCTAGTAGCTTTCTGCCCCATACTTCACCTGCACCACCTAAAGCTCCCCCTATAACTTTAGATACTCCCTCAATTGCTCCTCCTATCAATTGCTTACCAAAACCTGGCTGTCCGCTCTTAGGCTGGTAAACTTGTGTATTCATGGCATTCATACCTGCGTTGCCCCCATATTGAGCAGCTTGCATACGCCTATTGAGATCTCCTTCAGCTAATTGAGCAGCTAATTGTTGAGTTTGACCTGTCAATCTGTGATTGAGATTTGTTAAAGAAGCGGCTAGAGCTTGATTTAGCGCTGATGATGATTTAGCACCAGCACCTACCCCAAGATTTGCTATCAATTGGGGTGCTTCTTCTTGCTGAAATTGCCGTTTCATTTCTTGTGCTTGAGGCTGAAGCATTTGATTTGCTAATCCATATGCTTGCTCATATTGCTTAAGATTAGCCCCTGGTTTTAGTGAAGCTTCTATTTCCTTTAAAGACTTACGTCCAGTTTTACTAGCCTGCTTATAAGTTTTCCATTGTGTTCCTGTAAGTGCTTTTCTTGGCATATTTACCTCAAAATGTTCCTTGAATGTTTACATTAAATGTTCCAATAATGTTTGGTATATTGTGTCTTATTGTAGTATAAAATTGCCCACTACCCGAAGGAAATTCTGCATAACTTAATAAGAATCCTGCATTATTAAGGGTCGGACCTGTTCCGGGCTGTGATTGAGGTTCGGTGTCTAAGCCAGCAGCTGAAGGATCTGATTTAGTCACTAAAAATACGGAAGCTCCCCAAAAATTAATTCTACCTAATGAATCAACGTATGGGCCAGCACCACTAATATTAATGATGTAAGCTCCTGAACTATTCATATTTGGTATTCTTACAAAACTATCACCAATAGACATCTGAAAGATACCATTGTCTTTAGAGTTAATAGCATAGGCCATCTGCTCATAAAGCCTCATCATGAACCAAGGAACATCTTCTTGATTCTCAGGCCAAATTATGCTCACAGGCAGGTTTGGGTACTGAAAATTGTTGTTAATATTCAGGGTCATTGCGTAATTCTTCCCGCTTCACGTGCCCAAAGTATTTGGCCAAGGATACGAAAGCTTGTTAAGCCATTATCTACTATCTGCCATTGAAGCTGAGAGGCTTGTATATTAACAAATATTCTTTGCCATCCGTAATCAGCTCCTGTAGTGCCTACCAGGGCAATATTTTGTGTGAGAGCCACTGCATTACTGTTGTTATCCACAAAGAAGTTAAAGGTTAAAGTCACTTCAGGATTTACAGTATAGTAAACATCAAGATATCCAAAATTAGCTCTCAGACCATCTTTTGCATAGGGATTGTACTTCTTAGTTAGGATGTTCATGATAACGGGAGTGCCGTTGTCATCTGCGCCGTCATTCAGTTGCAGAACCTGACCTGCAAAATCGCCTCCAAGTAGTCGTAGGCTCTCTTTTTGCTCAAGGTATGAGTTCCATGGACTAGAAGCCTCTTCCCAGGGGAAAGTCATATCCGCCCAAGTATTATCTCGAACCCCGAATCCTAAACCAAGACACGATAGAGGCATATTGAAAATTGCCCAAGAGTCTTCCATATAGTTATATAAGAGTACTTTTGTGGAGAGAGTGGCATTAGATACAGAGTCTGGATAAAGCATCCAGGACTGGTTTAGCGCATCAAATCTCTGTCCAAAACACTGTGTGAAGCTTGTGGCGTTGATATCTTCGAATTGATCAAATATCTTTAAGTCATAACGCTCTGTGGCGTTACCATCACAATAGGTTAGGCCTTTAGAGCCCATGGCAGTGATCATATCATCGAATTCTATAGATCCATATGGAGCTGAACAATTTTTAGTAGCGTTGAGCCTGAAAAATTGGAAGGGAGCAAAGGCGCTTCCGGTAAAGCGGAACGTCCAAGTCGAGTTCTGCATGCTTACGACTATGAAGTCCTTGAGAAACTTAGTACTCTGGATCCAATCAGAAGTAGCAGCTGATAGCTCGCCACCGCTTCCTGGGATGTCTGAAACAGTATTGGTAGGCTGAAATTGAGCGCTCCATCTAATGCTTTGAGGATCAGGATTACCATTACTAATTGTAGTTGTAGGCCTGACTATTAGAAGTCTAGATGCAAATGTCTTAACATCAAGGGCTTTGGTGATTTCATTTTTTCCTAAACCTAGATTAGCCTGCTTCACTGCAAAGGCTGGTCTTGATAAATCAGTGCCATTGAAGAGCGTTATCGGGTCTACATTATTGGTAAGATATAAAAATCCTTGCTGAAACTGAGTCGGATCTTCCGCATTTGCAGCACTTGTCACAATTCTATTGGTACTAGGTTCCCAATTTGTCCAGTTAAATAAGTTGGACTGGTCTCCAGAAAAGTAGTCATTCTGTAATGTTAAGCTTACATTTATGGCCCATCCAGATTGCCACGTAGTTGGAGCTGGATCAACAGTAGGAACTAAACTTATTTCAAATCTTCCTGTAGTATAGTCTACCTTACCACTGGCTAAATATGTCGCAGTCGGTGCATTTATTGTTCCCATACCATTATCTTGCCAAGTCTCTACTGTAGCTCCACTAAGTGTGTTAACTAATGTCATCGTGATTGATAGAGGAGCTATTAATGGGAATGTAGGCGTTATCCCTGTAGAGCCGTTGTCAAAAGAAACTACAGAACCATTAGAGGCATTAGGTGTAATAAACAAGGTCTCATTCACTGTGCAGACTGGATCGAAAGTTTGAGTGTTGATGTCATAAGTAGACATCCTTCGACAATCTTCTACGCACAGAGTGAAGGTATTATTGGCCTCATTATTCCACTGGTTAATTCCCATAATGGTTAATGTTGTGGAAGGCCCTGTAAATGAGATGGTTATGGGAGAATTGTTTACGATAGTGGCAGCACCAGCCGGATCGATAAACCATGCGCCAGTTGTGTAGTTTATGGTTCCTGTTCCCCCTGCACTTCCAGTGAGAACATTGGCGCCATTATCAGTGTAGGTTTCAGTACCATTACTTTGACGAGCGGTCATTATTACTGATCCAGCAGTCATCGGAAGGTTTTTAGTAAATGTTCCTGCTCGTGTGGCAGCACCAGTACCTAAAGCTGCGACAGATTTGTTTTTGTTTTGCCCTGTGGCTGAAGATGGGGTGTAGGTATAGTCCATCATGATTGGAGAGCCATTAACTAAGGCCATAGTGACTACAGAGGTAATTGTCCAAGCACCTGTTGTATAATTTATAGTGCCTGCGCTTCCCTCGCTTCCTGTAAGAACTTGTGCTCCATTATCGGTATAAGTTTCTATTGTTCCGCCAGCATTAATGGTCTTTAAAACAACACTTCCCGCAAGAATGGTAAGGTGTGTATTCATAGTACCGCTGTAAGCTCCAGAAGCTCCAGTGCCGAAACCAACGACCTCATCACTACAGTACTTTAATACACCTAGAAGTGTCTGACCTTCTCTCTTCCAGATTTGCCCTCTGTTGATATAGGCGTCTTCAAGAGTATCGAAAGCATCTTCTGGCTTTACCCATGACTCTAGATATTGGAAAAAACCGGTCTTAGTCGTTCCACTACCAATCAAAAAAGGTTGAAAAGTCGAAAGGTTAGTCATTATTTACCTATTGCAAACCAATATATAGGTTCTGGCGTAGATGTAGACACCAATTTTATTTTAAAGCTCGAAGTCGAAACGGTTCCTGGAACTACATAAGAGGTTCTGGCCGTACCTCCATCTCCAGTGCTTGTGTTATGTTGTATTTGAGTAATAATGCTGTAAACAGCTGTGGTATAGGCCTGATTGAAAGATACTGTTGTTCCAGCGGCACTATTCGCCACATTAGCTGAACCCCAATTAAGAATAAGACCATTGGGCATTTTGTAATAGCCATTAGCAGAGTTCCCAGTAACACTAGCTAAATAGGCAAAGTTACTCAATATTGTTGCCTGGCCAGAGGATATATTCTGTGTAGGCTGTGGTTGTGTTGCATCAAAACTCATTAGAACCTCTTCCAAGTTTGATTAGTTACTATTTTTTGTATTGTCATAAGGTCTACATTAAAACAGTTAGCAATATTTTTAAGAGTCATCCCTTTTTTTCTTTTTTCTCTAATTTCATCTACTTGATTCCAATTTAATTTTGCAGATCCATTTTTTTCACCTGATGTATCTTGATGTCTATCTTTTTTAACACAATCGAGCATGTTTTCGCTTTGAGTTCCAAGAAAAAGATGATCAAGATTGATACACGCTCTATTATCACAGGTATGACATACTTTTATTTCTTTACAGCAAAATTTTGGACTAGATGTTCTTGGCTTATTACAATGTAAACAAAACATTTCAAAACCTCGGAACTGATTGACTGTTAGTAAATTGTTCTACATACCTTCCTAGAGCAACATTCTCGTAGCGCTTGAACATTGGCATAAGGTTATTGTAGGCCACAAGATCGCCTCTATCTATGAAGATCTCAAGAGAAGCGCCTATCGCTAATAGCTCTCCCCACTCGGTAAATACAGGGGTATTACCTGGTTCGTCGAGCTGGGTAGTGGTAACAAATCCTTGCATTGTGATCTGATAAACTAGATCTGGAATAGGCCTAAAAGTGAATTGGTTGTTATAAAACAACACACCTTGGGGTCTTGCTGGTTGATATGCTTGGTAATTATTATAAACTAGAACTCCCGTAGTAGGTGCAGAGTTAAAGGTTGCTGTAAAAGCGCCTGTCACATAGTTAATAGTGCCTGTGCCATTTCCTGAAAGAATGCCTGAAGTTGTAGGTAGAGAGTAATCGGCAAGGATTGGTTGACCAATAGTTACTGCGGAGTTAAAGGTAACTGAAAATGCTCCAGTAGTATAGTTGATCGTTCCTGTTCCACCGGCACCACCAATCAAAGTTCCTAAACCGTCATCCAAAAATACTTCAACATTATTTGAAATCTGGAGCGATCCTGCCTGAATTGGGAAAAACCCTAAAACACCAGCATAAGGACCGGTAATACCTGTTCCTGTAGCTATTTGCTCATCGCTGACGGCGGATCCTACATCAGAAAGAACCTGAGTACCATCAGTAATAAAGAATGTCTTTGGAATAACTGGGGCAGCAAGTGTAGTTCCTGGGAAGGCTGTTTGAGCACCTGTTCCTGTTCCTACCTGATCCTGAGTGTATTGCTGTGGCCAGTCTTGGAAGAAGATATCCCTATCTTGATAAAAGATTAAAGGATATCCATTCGCATAGGCCATGGGCTCATCTGTCTGAAAAGCCCCTGATACCGGATATACATCTACATTTGCCTGAGTCGTGAAGTTATAAGGTTGTAAATTAACCTGCTCTTTAAGCTCAAAAGGCATTGTGTAGGCATAATACTTGTTTATATAATCATAGATCTGATTATCGCTAAGCTGATTTACCGATGGCGTACCAGTAATCTTGCGTACTTTAGAAGCAATTTCGGCCATCGTCCAATTACTGGGTGTTATAGTCATAACTATTTAATCCTTATGCCCTTACAGAGCGACATTGAAAATAAGGCTTATATCCTGACACATAGTTTTCAGGTAATCCTTCATAGTTTTTGCGTGTTCCATAAATCCTTGAGTGGCAAGAATAAAGATCATTAGGCTTTTGGCCTTCTAGATGTTGTATAACTTCTACTGGCAGTTCATACTCAAGTCCATGCATCAAAGTGTAATGCTTTAGAGGATGGGTAGCGCTAGAATAATGAAAATATAGCGCGCAACCAGGATCACGGTTATTTACAAAAACTATCTTTTCATACTTAGGTATTTCTTTTGCAATTACTACGAGATTTTCAGGTTGTGTGTCTGGACATTCTTGTAGAAAATTCTTTTCAATTACTTCTTTTGATTGATCGTTTAATTTTGCAGGAGTTCTTTTTGGTCTTGCCATAGTTACCTCATGGATATGTATTTGTTAATGGATTTATGGGAGCTGGGCTCACGAGTACGTTTAAAAAACCTCCACTCGTATAGGCTGAATATTGGGAAGTATCAAGTGCTACGCGGATATTATCGGCATCAATTACGCTTGTTACAAACGCTGATTGGCCATTAATTTGATACATGCCCCTAACTTGTGTAAAATCAACTCTTGGAGTTGATTGAGTTGATGATAGGGTTATGCCATGATCAGCCGCTGTTATCTGTGCTTGTGGCGATCTCGTAATTGCAGTAATGGCATAGACTGTGACTGGCCACTCATTAGGAGAAGGAAATGTCACTCCTCCATTGCCAGGCGGTATGCCTGTTCCAGCTAAATTCCTAGTCATTTCACCTCTTCCCACGCATTTTCAACGCATTTGCGACGCAAAAAAAGGACGGGGACATAAAGTCCCCACCCTTTAGTTTTTTACGGTCCAGTTACTGGAGACTGTAGGATTGCTTCGTAGAACCACACGTCGGTAGTTGCTACGCCAGATCCGTTCGTCCAGCTTGTACCTATAATCACACCAGCACTACCAAGATTTGCTTCTGCTGTTGGCAAGCTTACATTGCTGTAGAGCGTGTTAGCAGGAGCACCTGTAATAACATTGAAGAATCCAGAATTTAGACCTTCAGTATTACCATTGGCATAAGCACTAAAGTTTGTAGTATTAATGTTTACTGTAAAAGTAGTAGTACTTGGCACAGATGTAATGACTCCTGAGAGACCATTAATTTGTGTCATACCTGGAACACCATGGAATGTCACCACAGTTACTCCGACATCAGCTGCCGTTGTAAATGAGTGTGCTTGTGAGCAAGTCACCAAAGCTTGTGCTGCTTGAGTAATTGCTGCTGCTCCATTATCAATGACTTGTAGAGTTGATGCTCCAATGTATGCTCTTGTACCGCTTGTTCCGGTATAAGGAGCTTGGTTTGGAACATACAATGCGCTGTCGGATGTGCTGTAAGGAACAATACCTGTTGCGGTAGTTGTGCTACCGGAAGCAGTTCTTGACCATGTCGCAGTACCAGTTGTGTATGTAGCCAGCATAGAATATGGAGTTGACAAACCACCTAGGCTTGTGTCCCAATATCCTTCAATAACACCTGTTACAGTGCCGCTAGCAAACACAGTTGTATCTCTAAGGCGAAATACTGATGGAACGAAGCCCAAGTTCAATTGATATTGAGCTGTAGTGCCTACAGTAAAAGTACCTGTCTTATAAATAGCCATAGTACTCTCCTTATAGTCTTAGCGTTGATATAATTCTTGTGATCCAGTTATCGTTTAAGATTCTGGTCGCAAAAGGATATTTATAACCCACTGTACCACGCTGGTTAAGCGGGTCAGCTGTTCCACTAGCACCTAGCGGTTTGACGATAAACTCGGCTTCTTTCGCACCAAGTCTTACAACGCCATATGCCTCTTGTCCAAGCATAAAGCTTGAATAAATAGGCGTTGCAGCTCCGTTATTGTAGCCGTTTGTATTTAGCAGCCATCGGCAGTTACGGGTTGATCCCCATTCTGCTTCTAGTGCATTCATTGGGTTTGGATAGTTAGCAACAGAAATGAAGCTAGATACAGCCTCTAGATCTTTTTGCATATCTACCGACATAAAACCCCAATATGATGCACGTACAGGCGCTGTGCCAAACTTATTTTCGCCTGGTAGCGGGTTTGTCATAAGACGAGCGTTACCTTGACGAAGAGCAACAATAGCAGTTTGGATATCTGTATCTGTGATCTCTGTAGGTGTTCCGCCGTTTACACCTGCTGTACAAGCAATAGTCGAAGCAGTCGAAACCATCATGTCACGGATTAGCGTGTCGATTGTCAACCCTAATTGTAAACTTAAAACTTTAGTTGCTTCATTAAGCACCCTATCTTGGACCACGAACTGAACTTGGTCTGATATAGTGACGTAGTCGCCATACCAGCTGATAGCTGCTTTAAAGTCTGTTCTTGAAAGTTGTGAGCCGGCTGGAGTTTGTCCATCGGTTAGTGGGATAGTTGCTGCTGCTAGGGTAGAATATCTTGCAAAAACCATCTGATCGCCGGAATTAAGCGGAATTTGACGCTTTTGGGCGAACAGATCGTAGATGAAGTATGGTCTAGCTAGAGTCAACAACATCCTATCGAAATAGGTACGAACTTCTGGAGGAAGTTGCGTAAGTGTTGTAATTGCCATTTAGATCTACTCTTTTATTAGATCTGCTCTTGAATTTTGTTTACCATAGCTATAAATTCGGCATCCGACATAGTCGCATAATAGTCCGCTTTAGATAGATTGCCAGCACCACCAACTGAATTGGATAAGGTACCTGGCTTCCTAGAGTTTTCTACTATGCGCTGCGCAGCTTGTGAAGGCTGTGGAGGCGCCGCTATAGGCTCTGGTTGTTGCCTTTGTTCCGCAAGCATTGCCATTTTCCCTAATTTATAGAGATAAGCAGCTTTGTTATTGGAGGCTAAAAATCCTTGTGCAAGATCAGGTTCTTTTTCAATAAGAGGCACGCCATACTTAGCAGTGACCTCGTCATAGTCGGGGTTCTGTGATTTGACTTGAAGCTCCCCAAGCATAAGCTGATATTCAGCTTCACGCTCGGCCATGGCCTGTTTGAATTGTGCACCTGTTACGAGATCATCAGGGTTGATGTCATCGATTACCCGCTTACGAGGCGGTTCTGGTTGACGTTGCACTTGATTTCGGCGGAGACCTTCAAACTCATCGCGGAGTCTGTCCCGATCTTCTTTAATCTGTGCTAGTTCCTCGCGTAGTGCCCTGAAGTTGTATTCCTTATCAGATTCCACAGTTTCCACAGGTTCAACGGCCTGATCTACCATTTCCTCTTTAGGTTCTTCAGCTACTTGAGTAGTAGCTACCTGACCCCCGGCGACGGGATCTGTAACGCCCTGCATAGCTTCTTGCTGAGCTGTTAGCTCTGCAACGTAGTCTTGATCGTATATTGTCATAGTTTCCTACAGCCCGGCGACGGCTTGTGTAAAGTGTAACGCCCTTTTACTTGTCACTATGTTGCTTGTGTAAAGTTGCCTTTACGATACAAGCGGTATCACTTTGTTCATTTGTTGTGCTTTGTTAGCTAAATCTACTGAATAATCCTCTGATCGATTCGATAGCAAGCTAGGGTCAATTGGTATATCTGGTGGACTTGAAAGTGCAGGCACAAACTCAAACACTCCCAATGGTGCATTTACGAACCAAACCAGCATCCCTAAAACAAAAGGCGGTCTTTCATAAGAAAGCTTAAACGACTGTCTAATACCACCAGCTACACGCTTGCCCCAGGCATCAGCTCCAGCTAAAGCAGGATCTACCTTGCCTACGTACATTATGTAAAATGGCTTAGGATCATTTCGTCGCTCTTCAGCTATTTTCTCTGCCATATTCCAGCAGTCAATAGCCATAGCTTCTCTAAGATTGCCTAAAGTTTCAGTTGCCATTGTTAATACCCATCATCCTTATATGCACCAGAGAAAAACTGGCTCATAATTTTCTTATGATCTGCCATACAGCCGGATTTACCACCTTGGCCATAGGCTTGATCGGAGCAATCACGCTTAAAATCATTCATTGGGTGAATGTTCGAAGGTTTGACGCCCATTGGTGCCTCTTTAGGCTTATCTACTTCATGTTCGTACATAACTACCTCTTATTTTTACTGGCTTTGCCAGGGTTTACAGGTGGAGGATTAGCCCCACCAGCATTATCCACGGATCTTTTACCGTGTAAATTAGGATCATTACCAAGTCTAGGCTTAGGTTTCTGATCGTTTAAGCTTTTTGCCATTATTTCATCTCTTTCCAAGGCTGTTTTTGTGGCCTCATGGGAGTATTCTTATACTTATCATCGATTAAGCCTTGCATGCCGTTAGGATGCCCTGCAGGAGGCACTTCACCTTCATAGCCATAAGGATATTCATCCATAGCAACTCTGCGATCTAATTGCCTTGAAAATGAATCTGAAGGGCCAAAGCCTTGATCATAAAAATTAAAGCTCATTATCTACCTCTAGGTGCGCCAGGAGATGGCTTAGGTTTAGGTTGTGATGGTTGACCAGGTTTAGGAAATCCCATATGAACCTCATAGGTTAAGTGTTTGATACTTAAAACTAGTTAATACAATCGTATGTTTTATGACAAGAAAAAGCAAAAATAACGCTTGTGATTAAATGTATGTTGCGGTTAATGTTATGCACGATTATGAAACTACGCGATTATCAAACAGAATGCATCGACACCATGCACAAGCACTTTAAGAGCTCAAATAGGCAGCTTATACAAATGCCTACAGGTGCTGGAAAGACTATTACTTTTCTTAAGTACATTTCTCTTTATTGCAAACGATCAATTATCATTGTGCCTACGAGAGAATTGCTTGAACAAGTTGAAGAGTCTTCTTGGAATTTCATGCATAAATCTGAGGTGTTTGCCAAACATAACAGCATTATAAATCTTAAGAATCACAATATCATAATAGCTGCAAGTCTAAACTCACAACCGACTGTAAACAAGCTCCTGACTCATAATGCGGAGCTTATAATTATCGATGAGGCACACAGGGCTCAAAGTGCCACTTATCGAAACTTTATCGAAAAATACGCAGATCGCAACCCTAATGTCAAAATATGCGGTTTTACTGCCACTCCTGAAAGATTGGATAAACAGCCGCTTCTTGAATTATTTGAAAAATTGACCTTTTCTCGGACCATTTATGACCTGGTAAAAGCTGGCCATTTATGTGACATGGGGTCTTACAGGATAAAAACTGGGCACAGGTTTAATGACAGAAGGATCACATCAGGAGACTTTGCTCCCATAGCCATAAAAGAACTTAACAACGAGTCTAGAAATAACATTATATATAATACTTACAAAGAGAGTTGTATAGGTAAAAAGACTTTGGTTTTTTGCGTAAATGTGGAGCATGCACAATGCTTAGCTATTTTGTTTCAAAAGCAGGGAGTGAAAGCTGAGGCTATATACGGCAATATGCCATTGAGTAAGAGAAAGAAGATCATAAAAGACTTCAGAAGTGGTGAAATTAATGTTCTATTGAACTGTCAGCTACTTACAGAAGGATTTGATGAGCCTTCTATAGAGACCATAATCATAGCTAGGCCTACTAAATCTAAGTCTTTGTACTGCCAGATGATTGGGAGAGGACTTAGAAACTACCCCGGAAAGAAATTATGTTATTTATATGAGCTTACTGATAATTCACATAATATCTGCACATTCACAGTGACCTCAGAGCGTGAAATTGAGCTTGAATATGAATATCAAAATGGGATTCGACTTACTAAACTCAAAGAGACTTTAGAGGGGGTCAATTTAACTGACTTTGTACTATTAAAAGAAAAGATTTGCGTATTTGAGAACCAAAATGGCTATCTTGCTTCTCAAATGGCGACTGAATATCAGTTAAAGCAGCTTCAAGAGAATGGAATAAAATATATAGAACCAGTCACATTTTTAGAGGCTAGCTTTATGCTTTGGAAACATAGACTACAGGAGAAGTATGCCAAGAATAGACTTTAGAAATGGCAAATATCGAGTCAGGGTTTGCCAAAAAGGGCAAGATATTTCACATTCATTTCATGATAAAGAAACCGCTGAATTATGGGGATGGTACAAGGAATCTCTTTTGAATGAAATTGAGGCATTTAACCCTAATAGCAAAGAACTTGTGAGTTTTAGGGACGCTATTGATCTTAAAATAAGGCAAGCATTAAAGGAATCTTTATCTGATAGATCGGTTATCGATCTTCAAGCATTACATGTAGTGTTTGCAAAGTTTAAAGATAGATTAATAAATGAAATTACATATGATGAATTGGTGTTATTTTGTAAAGAATATTTGTCTACCCCGTTAACTAAAGGCGGTAGACAAAAAAATGGAACTGGTAGACTCATTATGCCTTCAAAAATGACTCTCCTTAGCAAATTACGTAGACTTAGTAGCATATACAGCAATTTAATCGATAATGGAATACCTGTCGAAAACATAGCAATTAAAGTAGGAGCATGGTTAAATGGCCAAAAATCGGAATAACTTTTACACACGCATATTCAAAAAGCTCAATGATGAAATATCTAATTCAGAAAATGAAGTAGATGCTAATGATGACCTTGTAAATCCCATCTTTTTAGGACACCTAAAAGCTATTGAACACTATATGCGTGTTAAAGATAGAGAGAACGGCTTTTTTGCATGCCAAGTAATTATTGAGAACTGGTTTGAAAAAGAGAGAGCTACTTTTTAATGAATAAATACCTCCTAACTATAAACCTATTGCATGGGCTATTGTGAATGGCTTATGTTCTTGGTTTTATGTGATTTATTGGTTAATTAGATTGGGGGATTGGTGATGACTGAATGGTTTTCGTTATATAGAAAATATCCTTCTGAAGATGAGTATGTTCTATGGTATATACCTTATCTAAATAGAAAAAATCAATTCTTTATTGGTAAGTTTGTAACCAGAAAATTTAGAGAAAATTATAATATAATTGTTACTGTAACACCTGATGGTGAATTGTCAGAATTGACTAATAGTTCTGTGAATAAACTATTTTGGTGCAGACTTCCAGAATATGTTGAGGAATCATGACAGAATGGATTAGCGTTAAAGATAGACTTCCAAATGAAAATCAATCAATAGCATTTAAAACTTCTAGATATGAATTTCCTTTAGCTGGTTATTACAGGGAAAATGAATTTAGTGAAGGAACAGGAAATTTATATATTCATCAATCGGAAGTGATTTATTGGATGCCATTACCAATGAGCCCAAATGACTGAATGGATTAGCGTTAAGAATGAAACACCTAAAAAGACTAGTCGATACCTTACTTTTCATGATAATCTTATTTGCATAAAACTATTTCATTATGAAGAAAGAAATTTCCATGACGAATATGGCCATCGCTGTTCAAACAATATCACCCATTGGGCAGAATTACCGGAGCCGCCTCATGACTGAATGGATTAAGTGTAGCGATAGATTGCCTGAAGAATTTACTGCCGTTCTTGTCTATTTCAAAACTGGTGGCATAACTGTATGTGAACTTAGAGAAA